TGAATAGGGTGGCAGTTTGTTCAGTGCCCTGAAACCTGTTGTACACCAGGCCGTCGCCAAAATCTGCTTTTCTAAGGTATCCGTTATTGTAGAGCCTGTTTACCAGGGCTTTATTCAGCGGTTTGTGAGCTCCAAACTCCCAAGAGTAGTCAGCAAAATCATAAGAGCCGTCTTCATTTTCGGCAATTAAGCCGGCGGTGCCCACAATTGATAATACCCAACGCTCAAAACGGGAGAGCTTAAACTGTGAGACTGGTTTTTTAATACTGCTCATTTTTCTGAATTGGGTTGATTATACATGTGCTGCTTGCATCTTGGGGTGTGAAATCCCTGCACTTTATTGGTGAAAACAATAACAGCATCATTGTCGCATTTGTACATATCGCACTTAACCGGAGTTGACTGGGTGGGTGGTTCTATCATTTTTACTTCACCGTTTTCAAGGTCGGTAATGCGGGCTCTAATCTTCTCAATCTTTTTGAGCATGAGTGGCTTGTAGTGATCAACGTTGTCAGGCTTTAGGCAAGAAATATCACCTTCAAGAAAGTCAATACGGGTTTTTAGAAGTATATCCATTGTTTCTGTTTTGGGTTGTGTTGACCCATCCCCCAGCCCCTTCCCTCACGAAGGAAGGGGAGCTGGTTAATGGGGATGGAGCGGTTAGGCGTCATTTATAATTTCTTGAGTTTGTTGTCTCTCCACCGGTAGGCATCGCGGCGTTTTTTGAACTGCCACCATTTGCACCGGTTGAGCATATCAATAAATGTGAGCTCTACCAGGTAGCGGTATTGTGAGAATTGCTCAGGCATAGGGGCTAGCTTTCAGCAAGTCTGCTTGAGTAGTTGCATCAAAAAGCGGGAATTCCCGTTTTTTAATGCTTCGTTAAGAAAGGCTTTGGCCACCATGCCTGAGCAATTACTGTCGATTAGAGGAGATTTCTCCTCTAATGGAGGCTTATTAATAAACTGAAGTGGTGTGTCCATTATGTGTAGAATCAAGTTGACACAAATGTAAACTATTGTCAACTACCGGACAAGTGTTTAATGTTGGAATGTTTGAAAGTTGTAGCTAAGCTTCAGCGGCTTTTTGCTGCAGGCGGTCAAGGTGGATGAATATCTTGAGCACATTGGCGTTTTCTGTCTCGCGATCATTGCCAAACTTGCCGCCGCTTAGCTCATCAAGCACGCCTACCCATCCATATTTATCGGCCTTTCCCTTGTTGTCGCTACTGAATATTGCAGGAAAGCGCTCTACAAAATCTTTTCTCAAGGCACCAAAGTTTAGGGCCGCTGCAATTTTTTCAGCTTCACTGGCCCGGGCAAAGGTGTCGGCACGTTCATCAAGCTCGCTAAGGGGCTGGTTATGACTGAAAATGCATGCCATGAGCTTGTTTAATGCATCAGGGCTTTTGTTGGTGTTCCACTGGTCAAAATAGGTGTAGGCGTATATAAAGTAACCAAAACTCCAGCGCGTTATTCCGTCAGGCTGCACAGAGTAGCCTTTAAGGGTTTTGATCTTCCACTCATGCAATGATATGGGCTCATAGCACCATTCAGTGAGGCTGCGCAGGGCTTCAAGCTCTTCAGGCCACAAGCGTGATACTTTTATACTGCGCCAAAGCGTGTACCACTGGACCCTAAAGAACAGAATAAGTATTTGTAGCTGCTGGCTATGGGTAGAGCTGTAGCCCAGTAATATCTGGCAGAGCGCAACATACTGGCTTTGGCTTAGCTCTTTCCATGTGGCAGGAAACTCTCCTGCAAGCTTCCAAAATGGGCGTTTTATTTGTACTGTGGTCATTTATAGCATTCCAAATATTCCACGATCGGTATCGTTATAGCCGTCGGTGGTGGCATCATTATCATCTTCTACGGCAAGCAATACATCAATTTTGGTTGATAGCTTGGCCAGGTAGGTCTCACCATCTTTTGAGCGGGCTGATGCAAAGTCAAACACCCGGTTACGGTCAACGGGCTTTTGCTGGCGGGCCTTCTCGTGGCCAGCAGTGCTTTTTTGCACTACTCCCTGGCTGTTTATCTCTATGCTTTGCGCATGGGCAGCGTGTGCCGCGGCTAAGTGGGCCAGGGCAGGCACCAGCAGGTTGTATACGGCAAGGTTATCATCGGTAAGAGCAGTGCCGGCTTTTATAGCGTTGAGCATTTCAGCATACTTGCCAGCGCTCCAGCGCTCAAGGTTGGCTTCTATTACGGTGTCTTCAATAGTGCGCAGGCTGGGGCGTAGTATCCAAAAGGTGCGAAATGAGTTTTTGATGTCTACAAACTCATTAAAATCGGTGGCTGAGTTTATAAAGTGGCTACGGTATTTGGCTGAGTTGGTGCTGCCAGCCCAGTCGGTATAAGTCGCGGCATTGGCCCACAAAAACTGCAACAGGGTTTGCAGATGGTTGTAGCCAGTTTCTTCAAGACTGGTTTGCAAATCGGCCACCTGCCATGAGAATGCCTGTTTCGTGCCTTCGTCGGTATGAAATCTAATTCCCTGGTCGCTCACATCTACATTGCCAATTGGTATGTAGCGATCAAAAGCAAGAAAGGCCAGGGCTTTTTGACAGTAGGGGAGAAGGTCCGTTTGCGCGGCGGTTAATGTGCTATCCTGGTAGGCGCTCTCAAGGTTGGTATACTCGGTAGTACCAAGTATGTCCTTAATGAAATCAGCTTCGGCAGTTTCAATAAAGGGCTTTATCAGGTCAAACTCAAAGTTTTGATCAACTGGCAAGAGATCCACCAACTCACTAATGGTCTTAAAAAGCATGGTGCTAAAGTGGTGTGCGCCAGGCCTGCTTGTTGGGACGTAGTTATGAGAGAGTTTCCTTGCTCCCAGTTGGGTTTTTATCAAGCGTCTGGCTGGTATCCATATCAATATAGCCCCACTCAAGGAATTCTTCCCAGCCGTTAAAGTCGCTTATAATGCGCCATAGGTTGGTGCTCACCACACGCTCAGGCCCCAGCTGTGCCAGGTGTGCAAGCATAGCTTCCCTTATGTCAGAACCACTACCACTTAGCTCTTTACCCCCAGGCACGCCATGACCCAATATGGCAGGATTCAGGCCAACAGTGAATAGAATCTGGCTATTGCCGTCGGCAGTATCCATGTTAAACATTCCGTCAGCCAGCTCCTGCTTTATGGGGGTAATCTTTACCCCTTCAATTTCCTTATGAGTTATCTCATCATAGTTGAATAAACTGATGATGCTCTTGCCACTGTTTTTGGCCCCTTTCAGGTGCTTGTCTATTTCATCAAGCAGCGTTTTTAGTTTCTCCTCTCTTTCCTGCTCTGTTTTCAATGAGTCCCACTTAGGAAAGCGCTCTTTGAGGTAAATATCACTTACCTGGATGTGGTATTTGAGTGTGAGCTGGTTGTTATAAATCGCATCTTTTATGGTAGGTATGTTCTTGACGTTGTCAAGCCATTTGCTTACCCTTAGAGCATTCCAGGTAGGGGTGGGGTAGGTAAGGTCTCCATCTTCATACCTGAACACGGCAATGAACTTATTGCTCTTTGCTGCTTTCAGGTGCTCAAGCGGTCGATCCATATCAAGCGTTGGCACTGCTACCACATTATCATTGGCAGCATACTGGTCAACAAAATCGGCGCTTATGTAGGCAAACAATGGTCGGCCGGCATTGGGGTCAATATGGGCCAGGCGTACAAAGCGGTAATCAATAGGCTTAAAGCTTACAACACGCGTTCGATTGATGTTTAGAATTATTTCAACATATACCTGGCTGTAATGCTCTAATTGGCGAACCAGCTCGGCCTGCCTTACTGATGCGTTGTTGGCCCGCATGAAAGAGAGAAGCTCATGGGTATAGTGCAGCTCGCGTTGAAGCTCATTACCTTCTGTTACACTTAGTTTGTATGGTACAAGCCCTTTACCATAGTGCAGGTTTCTACGCGCTAGCAGGCCACGAGCTAATACCCCAACAGATTTTACATCATCAAATAGATCCTGCGGCTGATTGTCATCTACTCCGTTTAGCTCCCACTCTTTGACCTGCCCAGTGAGTTTTGTAGGCACCAGTTTAGTAGAAACAGGCTTGCGCTCTATGATGTAACCATCTTTACCACTGGCAACAAGCGCAATATTTCTTTCAATTACAGGCTGCATTACATCTTTATTGGTTCCCCGTTTATTTCAGTCATTAGATCAATGTGCACCTTAACAATTTTGCCACTATCCAGGTCTTTAAGATTTCGGGTTCCATTCCTCCAGTGGTTAGGGTCTTTGTAAATAGTGTTTGGAGCTAATAGAGACTCAGACCTGCCGGAGCTTTTGTGCCTTTTGTTTTTGCCCAGGTTCTTAACGTTTATGCAGCGTTTCAACTTTACAAAGTCGCCCCCGCTTTGCTGCTTCTTATCTGCTTTTACTGCAGTTAAGGAAAACGGTTGATGGCTGTTGTCTACCAACCTTATGGCATCTTGCATTTGCACAATCCAAATGTGAAGAGCTATATAGCAAAGCTTTGGGACGGGCTAAATCGAAAAAATACAAAGGTTCGTTTCTGGAGAGTTTTGAGTTTGCCGTTTCTGGTTTAGAAGACTAAGAGTCAATTGTTTGCCAGAGAAAATTGACCAGATGTAAAACACTCTGAAAAATAACCCCGCCACGCCCTATATGTTTCTGCACGTGCGGATGTTGATTTTTTAGGGAAATATGAATCAGGCTATGACGTGATGATGCCTATACGGCGACTGCGCTTGTTGAGCAGGTGAGCATACTTAGTGTAGAAATACACATCTTCTGCATCGCTGAAATCAGTGGCGTCCTCCGGGTTGACTGATGACTTGCGCTCACTGGTCTTATCTTTCTTTATCTCACCATTCACTTCCTTAGCAGGGGCACCAAGCATTGATGTGATAGAGTGTTTGGCATTGGTATAGTTAAACGATAGGCTAGGGGAGTGTGCCGGTGCATTGCCACTAAGTAGCTTGTTAATGAGATAGTATTTCGCATTGTGCTTTGCATCGAGCCCCTTGCTTATTTGGTTTACATGCCACCCTCGCTTACGCATAATGCTGGTGGCCTGCTGGGCGTAGGTGAGCTTGCTATTAGCTACCCTGGAGTTGCCATTCCTGTCGTAGTAGAAGTCTACTTCTTTGCATTCGTGGTGTTTGTAATAGTCACAAAAATCGTTGACTACATCATCTAATATTTTTGGGGATACAACAAACAGGTTGTTGATTGCCCGGTCTTCAAGGCCATGGCATTGGTGTATGGTCATGGCGTTAATGCGCGCTCCCCAGTCAACAGATATTTCTAGCTTTACTTTGGGGTTGCAATCGGCATCCCATCTGCTATCCCTGTGCTCAAGCTTCTTGAAATCAAAGCCCATACTATCAATATAGTCGTAGCGCAAGGCATCATCATATGTGTGTTGCTCTATGTCAAGGTTAGGGTAAAAGCCCCCATCAATCCTGTTCATGCGCTCGTTGAGCATCTCTATACGGAATGAAGCATCTGTCATGATGCTGCGCTGGGTGAGTATAGAGTCCCAACCCAGGTGCTGGATATTGTCAAGGCAATCAGCCTCCTGATAGAAGGCAGTTTGGCCATTGGGCTGCACATACCTGGTGTAGCGAATCTTTTGCTTGAGCCTGGTGATTTCAGCCCATAGCTCACGCTTTTCATTGATGTCGCTGCTATCAATAAAGGCCAGCTGCTTTTTGATGAGCGCCGTTTTGGTTCCCCTATAGTCTATGCCAAAGTGTGCTGCATATTCATCGGCCGCATCAAGTAGCCAGTTGCTCTCAACCTTATAAGGCATGCTGCTGAATATGTGTACAAAGTGGTGAGTAGAGATGTGGCCAAAGCGATTGCCGTTGCCTCGGTTGGTAGGTATCACATCCTTTTCAAACTTGTCTTTCTTTATGTGCAACCCTTCATCACAGATAATGCCATCAACATTGGCACCACGCTTTGTTCTATCCTGACTAGCCAGGAGAAACACGGTGCCATTGTAGAAGAAAATGCAGCGCTCAGGATCCAACACCGGGCGAAAGGGTTCATCCCATTTGAGCTTTTTGGCAGGGCGCCGGCCTACAGTGTAGTGAATGTCTTTTATGTAGCCCATTTGGCCCAAGGCATCGAGCGTGGTTGGCAGCGTGTTGGTAAGTATATCTACATAGGTGCTACCATAAATGAGAAATGTTCCGCGAGGGAACATGATGACCACCTGCCTTATAACCCAGGCAATGATGAATGACTTGCCGGAGCCGCGGCCCCATATATCTACTGACTTCCTTGCCCAGTTGAATACCCGGGTAAGCTGCGGCAGGTTTAACTTAATCTCCTTGAGATTCACCCGGCTTTTTGGTTATCTCTTCAAACGAAATGTCCTGTGCGTCAAGCAGCGTTTGCTTGGTTTCTTCATCCAGCTTATCGGCCTGGCTAAGGTCTACTGGTATCACATCACCATTTACCTGCACATTCATTATGAATACCTGGTTGGCGTATTGCTCAAATGGCGGAATGTCTGTGCTGTCTTTATCAAGCCCCAGTATCTTGATAAGGTTCTTTATCCCATCATTCACAGCTCTCTGATCATTCTGTATTTGTGCCTTTTGAATAGTCTTTAGCTGTAGGTCAAGTATGATGCCTCTGAAGTATTCAGTATCAACTTTTTGCTTGCCATATATCTCTTCACACTCAGTGATAATAGAATAAATGGCGTTGCGGCTTTTGGCCAGGGCAGGAAACCGCAGCTTTACCGCATTTACAATCTGTGCCCTGGTGCGAATGTTTTCGCGCAGCTCATGTACAAAATTTACTACCGCCAAGCGCTCCTGGTCTTCATCGCTAAGGGGGTAGCGCGTAGGCTTGTCAATGTGCTTTTGCACCCTGTCAACAAAGTCTGGTTTATTGTGTATTACAATTTGCCTGGTTCTATCAGTCATAAACAATTTGTCCTTTTAGGCGAATGGCTTCAAGCGTATCAAAGCGCATCTGGTGCTTTGTCAACATTTTTTCTGCCTTCGCTTTTTCTTCTGGAGTGTTGGCCCCCTTGAGCTTACGCTGAGCCTTACCTACGTTGATGCGGGCATTCTCATAGCTGCGCATAAAATCAACCACCAGTAGCGGGCCATCAGGCTTTTGCTCTGGTAGGTGGCCATTGGCAACTACATAGTCATTCAGGTACCATAGTTGCACTATATCAGCACGCAGGCTCAGTATTTCAAAAGCCAGCTCGCGCCTTTTGTCATGGTTTTCAACCAGGGTAAGCCCGGCATGAAGCGTGCAGCATCTCAGCCATTTATCCTTTCGCTCTGCTTCAAGCTTTTTAAGTGTGGCTTTGACCTGTGGGCTCAGGCCCCGGGCTTGTTTTTTAGGGGTGGGTTTGCCGCTACCTATCTTTTTCTGTAATTGCTCCAGGTGCTTGTTAAGCTCCTGGCGGGTGTAGCTGCTTTCACCACTTTGCAGCAGTTGAATTACATAGGGTTTGTTGAGCCATTTCTCAAGCAGGGCAACACCTTGCTCATAAGGCTTGCCGCGGCTGGTGTATAGCTTGTATTCGTGCTCAAAACTCACACCGCTAAAGTGTGGTGG